TTGAGTGGTAGTTGTCTTGGATTGTAATAAATCCTTCTGCAACTTTAATTCTTCCACCACCATTTTTATGTATGTTAGCAATCCAGTTATATTCACCAGGCGTATAGTTGGCCGTTGTGCTATGGGCAATTTCTACTTTGTAATTATCACCATCATTTACGGCAACAACTTGGAAATGCACATTGGTTGCACCATCAATTAAATTGAATTCGTATTTAAGTGCATAGGCTGAATTGACATAATCAGTGCCTAGCTGATTATTTACCCAGTTCCAGTTATCGCCCACCTTTAATTCAGATGGAACGGAAGTGGGATAGTTTGTAGAATCGAATAAGTTGGCCAATTAACCCTCGGTGTAAAAAAGATTTAGCTAATCATTTACACTAAGGTCATTCTTTATCTTGTCAAATATATAAATGTTACGAATTATTGATAGGATCTCAGCTGTAATATAAACATTATTCGTAATTATTACTTCCAACTATTAGCAAAGTTAGATCCTGGCGGCTTAAATGATCCAGTATCACTTGGATCCTGGTTGTTTTTAGCACCAGTTAGTAATCTGTCCTCTATTACATCAAAATTCGGATTTAAGATATAAATAGCAGCGAAATTGTAAACAGTTACATCAAGAGCCTCATTCCTTGGCCTAATTTGTTTCCAAGCTAAAGTTTTGCGGCCACGGATCCATTTAGTGATTCTTTTTTCTGCTGTGAGCTGTTTGAAGTATTCCTCATCCAAATCTGCTGGAAAATGCAGTGTAGTTTCATCATCTTCAGCATTTAGCCTGGCAAAGATATTTTCTTTGGCCGTATCTGTTCCAACGCTATATAAGGCTGTTTGCACTTTACCTACAAAACTTGGTTTGCTTACTATGGGCTTACCTGGAACACTCGCACCTTTAATAGCAAAAATTTTTCTGCCTTGGCGTGGCTTAGTGAAAGAGTAAACCCTTTGCGAATGATGACCACCGCTATCAATGCAAGTTGAAGCAATTGAAATAACTCTCCCAGATTCAGTTTTAAATCTGCTTTTTAGATAAAGATCCAGATCATTCCAAACATTAACAGCATTGGGATCACCATAAAAAACCTTGTATTCAATTACCCAGGCTTCGTAGTTTTTACCCCATCCCATAACTTGTGCTTCTAATCTATCTTTTTGCGTATCTACTCCGCAAGTCGCAATTAAAATATCTTCTGGAAGGCTAAATGCATCATAATTCAATCTTCTGGCAAGCAATCCTTCATATTCAACACCATCACCCTGTTCTTCCCAACTTTCGCCAAGGCTGGTATTTACCCAGGTTTTTAACATCTCTGGCATTTTTTTGGCCTCAAGAAAGTTCTGAGCCATTGATGCCCAGCTTGACCAGGGAGAATACAGCTCCGAAATATGAAATCCAGCAGTATTGACCGAGGTTGCTGTGGCTTTCCATTCTCCATGCTTTAGCATCCAGGGCTTTTTGGATTCATCAATTACTGAGCCGCAATGTTCGCAAACATAATGAGCTGTCTCTGGTTTGTTTTCATCCCATATAACTCCTTTCCATAATAATCTTTGTTTAATCTTGCACTCTGGACATGGAACCATAAAGAATCTTTTATCTGATTCCTCAAATGCGGCCTCAATTTTAGAGATCCCTTTAATTGTTGGAGTGCTACACATATAAATCTTTCTATTCCAAAATGTTTTTGTCCTGGCTATAGCCAGATCTACTGGAGATCCCTCGGATCCAGCTGATAGTTCATAACGATCTACCTCATCAAGCAAAAGCACTCTTATTGGTCTACTTGCTAAGCCAGCGGCTGAATTAGATCCAACCAGTGATAGATGGCCGCCAGGAAACTTTTTATGCAAAACAGTGTTGCTGCTATCTCTGGATCTAGCATCCGCAACTAGGTCTTTAATCTTTTTTGAATCTCTTATCATTGCTGCAAGCCTATCTTTTGAAAATGATTGAGCCATGGCCAGAGTTGGTTGCACCACGAGTAGCGGGCTTGGATCTTGATCCATGTAGTAAGCAATGGCATTTAAAACCAATTCTGTTTTGCCAACCTGCGATGATGTCATTACAACAATCCTTTGAATGTCTGGATCATTAAAAGTATCCATAATCTCTCTTTGATATTCAGCCCTGGTGGTATTCCATTGGCCAGCCTCAGCAGAGTTCTCTGGGCTAAGTCTCCTATGACTATCTGCCCATTCTGATATCTTTAGATCTGGCGGTGGTCTAAATACTTTCTTCGTGTTGTTCAACACGATCTGCATATTTTGTAGGTATTCCATTTTCTGCTAACTCGCTAAGTGCATCATGCACATTTTCTTTGATTAATTGTTCAGCTTCTGGATATGTCTCCAGGGCAATAACTTGATGGGCTATTCTTGATGGCAGCCCCAGCAGCTTAGATCTAACATTGGCCACCATATCAGTCCAGGTATCTTGAACCAGCTGTGCTGGTATTAGCTGCCCTTCTAATTCTGAGACTTCAAGCTCTGCTTTATCAGCCTGGGCTTGAGTTAATCTTGTTTTGGCTTCCGCTATATCTTCACCACCACTTTTCTTATGATAGCCGCCCAGTTTCCGAAGGTATGAAATATAGGCAATCCTGCAAACATCTATGTTTATTGGAGATCTCCCCATCTTAGATGGCAAAATGCCATCCCTTATAAGCTCTGAGATCCTTTTGGTGCTTAGATCCAGATGTTCAGCTAATTCTCTTTGCGTGGCCATAATTACCCTAATGAACCAGAGCTGTGACTAAGCTTTAAAGAAACTCGAATTGCCCTTATGCTCTTAGCTGGAGAAGAACCTACTGATTTTATTACCATCTTGCAAAGCCTTTGTTTATAAGGGTTCCAGAGCCTCTTTTGTATGGTGTTATTGATTGAGGCTTATCATCTATCCATATATCAATCTTGATTCCCTTTAGTCTTACCGCTTGTAGTTTTGCAACGCCCTTTGCTACAAAAATTATAGGTATATCTAAAGCTAATTTAATATCATCTGCAATTGATTCATATCTTTTTGTAACACAGTAAACATGATGACCTTCATTTATGAGAAGTTTTATAATCTTATCCCAAACCAAAGGATCTAGTGTGTATGTTTCATCATAATCTAAAGCTACATTCATTTCGGAGATCTCAATGCTTTGTTTAATTCTTTAATTAAGTTCTTACTAAAATTATTATCTATGTATCCATTTGCTATTTTATAAAAAGGAAACTTGGGGCTATAGTTCACACTATTTTTAAAGACTACCATTAACTTTTCTACCTTGCCTTTGTGCTTTTCCCAAACCCCTGTTGTTTTGCCAATTGTCAAAATTTCCTGTTTCTTGCCTTTCACATATCCTGAGTTTTTAAGGCCAGGGATATTTCCAAAGGCATTTAAATTAGCATTGCCCTTTATAGGCACCCCAATCTTTCCAGATTTTCCTGAAGATCTTTGCCCACCTTCAATTTGAAAATGCATAAATTTAGCAGCCCAATCTACAAAACCCAAAACACCTGTTAATTTGGATTTAGTAGCCCCTTGCCTATAAAAAGCCTTGGTTGTTTGAGGTCTTGGCTTATCAAGTTTTGCTTTCATTTGCTGCCCTAAGACTTTATCTAACTTCTTTCCTGTGTTTCCTCTCCCAATCCCTAGCGTTGAATTGATTGCCATGGCTGTAGCGAATGGGATCTGTTTCTTTTGTGTTCTGGATAGATCTTTGGTTACTTCCTTAATGTTTGTCTTGATGTCTATCTTCATAAGGATCTCCACCAGGATTTATTGCCAAAGGATAGGCCAAACTCTTTAGCCTTTTTTAATATGGTTGATTTACTAACGCCTAAAGATAACGCTGCATCATGTGATGATTTGCCAGACTCTATCTGTTTCTTTAGTTTGTTTGGATCTATATCTTTTGTATTGCTCATTGATACCCTTTTGTTATTTATAAATAATTATTTTACACCCAATCATCCTTCAATATGTCCATGCCTATCTTGGAATATCCATGTGCATCTAAAAAACTATCCTTATGATCAGGATTGTTGCAGCCTCTGATTGCTTTCATTGCTATCATCATCGCAACCACTTGATTGCTGGCCAGATGCTTACCAAGCATAGCTCCCCAGACCTGGGCTAATTGCCCCATGAACATATCTGCTCTGCCGTAGTCCTCGCCCTTTTCTTCTAAGATCTCATCAATTTTAATTGGAACATCTTTGCTGTCCTTATAAAAATGGTCATCTTTATAAACAATATCTTCTGGTGCCACATAATTAGCTTTAAGATGTTCGTATTCATCGCATGGTATTACCATTGTTTTACAATAAATAGATTCGCTATCAGCTATTTTATATCTATCAAAAAAATCTTCTTTTAGATAAGCAACAACCTCATATTCATCCACTTCAGTCTCAGAACAATATTTATTTAACACAAATGCCTGCATAGGTTTTTCATGGCAGTTTGCATAATGTGAACCCCTAAAGTTAGGCTTCACAGCAGATACTGTGACATCATCATAATTGTTCTGCTCATAATTATGTTCTACTATTTTATCAATTTCCATTTGGGTTCTCCTTTGGTACATAAGCCTCAGCACATGAATTGCACTCATAGCATTTGTAAGTTATTTTAAATTCGTAAATATCATTCAGCCTGCTGATTTCTTTTTGCTCTTGGTGTTTCATATCAGCATTACAGTTAAAGCATTTCATTTGTTTCTCCTGGTTAATTCATTGCGTATCTTTTGTTTAATCTTTGGCCTGGTTGTATCAGCTGCCAACATATCCTCTAGGATCTTGGTATCAGTTGTTTTTATAAAATGATGTTCTATCTGTGTTTTACGAGTGGCCTTATTAAATGTCTTGGCCGTTGGTTTTAGTTTTATTGGCATTTTCTTCTCCTTGTTGTTAAATATTTTTTCCCAATTTTCTTCATACTTTTTATGATCTTCATTCTTCCTGGATGCAGATCCTTTGCCGCCATGCCACTTAGTCATTTTTTCTTAAACTCCACTATCCTGGCTGGATCATCTAATGTGTTTTGAATCAGCTTTTTAGTTTCTAGCAGCTCATCGTTGGCCATCTTGAATAGCTCACTTAGGCCAATAACAATTGTTTCTGGTTCTTCTGCATAAGCGTTATGAGCTAACCAAAATTCCTGGTCATTTTTAACTACTACATATCTGGTCTTTTTGTATTCATACAACCAAGCTGTTGTTGATAGTTTTGTATGGCCAAGATCTTTGGCCTCAGCTATCAAAGTGTCATACCCTCTAACCATCATCTCAGCCATGTTTGCAATGTTTACCCAGTTGGTCGTGTATAGAGATTCCTTATAAAGCATTTCAGCTTTTTGGAATCTAAGTCTCATGCCGTAACTAACGAGATTCAATAATCTATTTTTATTCCAATATCTTTCA